CGCCGTATAATAACCTTCACCCAACAAAGGCACATTACCACGACCAATTCCCAACGGCTCATAAGGTTCCTGCCACTCAGGAACAACCTGTTCGCTATCAACAGGTAAAGTCTGTTGCACCTTCTCATAAATGTTGTATGCGTTCGGACGCATAAACTGGTTGGTTATCTGATTCGGAATGTTTCGTGTTGTCCAAATCCAAAACGGCACTAACTGCAACGCAGCCTCATCCAACTTGGACAAATCGCTATAATCAAAATGGTAGCGGGTTACCTTCGCAACAGCATCATCATAACTACCACCCTTCAATATGGTGTCTAACGCCATCGGAAAACGCACCGCTGACTCAACACGGGTGTTTGCACGGCGAACCAATCTTGTGTATGAGTTAGTAGAAAACCCTTGTTTGCGCACAAACTCCGCTGCGTTCTCCGCAACAGGTTGCATCCGTGTACCCAAACTAGAAGAATCCAAACCAGTTTTATTCAACAAATTAATTAAACGCTCACCAAGCGTTCCAGCAATAACAGGTTCACGCAAATCCGTAAACGACCCCTGCAATCCAGTAGCAATCGCCGCTTTAAGCGCCTCTTCATACTGTCCACGCAACACAGGGTCCACAATACCTAACTCATCCAACCATTTAGAAGGACCATACTTGTTCAATGCGTTCATAGCCTTAACGCCGTTCACGGCAGTCATACCATCAACACCAGCAACAGCGTTCATAAACATAGACGAATACGAGTTACGAACAACAAAACCAACACTGGTCACAGCATAAGTTTTAAACAAATCACGACTTACAGTTAAAAACTGTTTTACCATACCAGCATTTGACTGAGCCATAAGTTTCTGCAAATTAGGTTTCCACACAGACAACAACTGCTCAGGTGCTTGCACACCCAACCCCAAAATTGCTTCCCAACCCTCAAGCACCCGTTGCTCAACAGGTGCCATAACCTCACCAAATCTGCCAGCCCTAACAATATCTATTAGTTCTTTGTTGGCAACAACAGCGTCCTCTGCTTGCGCCAAACCAATCTCGCCAACATGTAACAACTGTGTCACACGCTCATACGCTGCTTTAACAGTTTGGTCTTTAATATATTTAGTTGATTCAACGCTGCGTTGCACGCTACGCACCCACTCACGAGCAGCGACACCAGCCTCGCCCCGTGCAGGCATATTCAACATAGCCTGCCCTACAGCGGCAAGTTCGTTACGCATGGCGTTGCCAGTACCATCACTCCATTGTTTTAATGTTTTGGCTTGTTCAAACAAAACCTGTAAACGGTCCTGATACCGCAACAATTTTGTTTCAGCACCACCAACCTTGACATCGCCAACAGCCTGAGCAATAGAACGCTCCAAATTCCTACGCAACTTTGCTTCCTGCTTAGTTGCCGTTTCCAACGCCTTGGTGATACCAGCACGGTCTAACACAACTTTTTGACCAGCAACAACAACCGTTTGTTTCCTGCCTTGAATTTCTGCAACCTGCGCTCGTGCACCAGCAACAACTTGCTGTCGTTGCACCTTTTGTGTTGCCAACATTTCTTTCTGAGCAGTCAATTCACTAATACGACTAGCGATAGAAGTACGGGCAACATCAACTTCTTTGCGTGCACTAGCAGCCTCAACCAAACGACCCGCAGCAGCCTCACTAGCAGTCGTATAATCAGAACGCAATATAGAACCCAACACAGGATTGTCGGCACCCTGAACAGGTGCCGTAGCAGAACTAGAAGGCGTAACCGTATAGTTTTGTGGTTTAATAACAACAATTGCGGTATCTTCAGCCGTGTCATCAAACAACTTTGCAGGCAACAACAACCCATCCATCTGATTTTGTAAGTCGGCAGCCAAAGCCACATCACCCAACGCCGAATCTATAATCATTCTGCCAGTTTGTTCCGCAGCAGGGTCCCCCGACATATGCGCAATACCAACCATGCTTGCAACAAAATCATCATAAATATTTTTGACAATATCGGAGTCACCACCAGCAGGCATCTCACGACCAGCATTATCCAATATGTCATCAATCAAATTCACCAAATCTGGATAACCACGCTCAATCTCTGGGTCCAACGGCAAACCCTGCTTCAAGTCATAATAGGTTTTAATAAACACCCTGTTAGCATCCAAACCAGCGTCCTGTAATTGTGTGTCAATACTTTTAACAAAATTATCTGACCCAAAAATTTCTTGAACACCATCCGATGTCCGTGAATCAACAACCTTGCTGTCAGGAAAAGCGTGGACACCAATCACATCAGAAGCGCCTTGGAATATTGTTGGTTCGCTATGAAGCAACTGAAACGGTGCGTCAGGCGAACCTAAATCGGTTTGACTGGTATATAAAAAACCGTTATCAGGTGCATAAGTTTGTGCGGAACGCACCTCGCCCATAATGCGATAACCGTTCAACAAATCTTTATAGTAGCCTTCTTGCTGCACCAGCGCAGCATATTCAGGGCTATTCGGGTCTACTAAATCTAGTTGTGTGTTAATCTGCCGCAACTGTGTTTGTACGGCTCGTGCTTCACGAGAAGCAGGAGCGCCTCGTGCAGCCATAATGCGGTCAGCCAAAATGTTTATATCATCAGGAATCCGTTTAGCGTTCGGAAACATCGCCATATATGTTTGCTGCAAAGTGGTACGCACCTCAGACAAACCACCGTCACCAACTTCAATGGCTCGGCGCAACTCTTTAATTTCTGACAACAACACCGAATGTGCCGCATCAAAGTTTTCACGCATAGACACCTCAACGGTGCTAGCCATTGTCCGTGCACGACTTAAATCAAACTCCAGTTTCTGCAGTTTTGCCACAGTTGCCTTAATTTCACGCTCGGTAAGTTTGCGTTGTTTCAAGTTTTCTTTAACTAAATCGTCAGCATATTTCATACCCCGACCCACAATGTCACGCAAATTTTGACGCTGACCAACAGCACCTTGACGCAACGAATTACGAACAGCCACCAAACCCTTATGAGATTTGATTAATTCACTAGCCAAATTTTTGTTAGGGATTTCAACATCCATCAATTTTTGTGCAGCGTCCTCACCGTAAGCCATTAGTCTCCTAGTGAACACTTCACGGCTTTTTTGTTTAGCCAAAGAATACGCATACGAATCAGCAATATTGCCGATATCGGTTTCAAAAAAGTTTACATCAGTACCCGAAACTTCTTTAAAAATTTTGTTGATTTCTTCAATGCCACCTTTTTCCAATATGCGACCCATAAATTCTTCGCCAGCCCTCAGGCTGCGATACTTTAATGGTGCACCAACAGTAACAATTTCGTTGTAACTAAGGTTGTTTGTGTTGAAAACAACATTTTTACCAGTCTTAGGGTCTTTAACTGTTATTGCTTTGTCACCAAAAGCGTTTATAGAACGCAACCAGTTTTTTGCATCTTTGCTGATTGTGTGATGCACATAGTTGTCAATGAAACTAAAATCAGGGATATCGGTTCCATAATCAAGACCGAACCGTTTATATTGTTGTTCAACAGCCTTATAGGCACTATCTTGCCAAGCCTTGTACCGTTTAACTAAACCGTCCTCAATAACCGTTCTAGGTAAATCAGGGTTTTCAATTAGGGTAATTAGTTTGCCAGCAACACCTTGTTCACGGGCTTCATCAACAATTTCTTTAACAGTGTCTTTAAACATATTATATGCAAAACCTGTTTCGCCCTTAGCGGCATTAGCAGCAGACCATCCAGCCAATCCACGAACAACGCCAGCGTTGTTCAATATGTATTCGCCACCTAAAGTTTTTCTTCCAGCCCCAGCCAACAACGCTCTGCTGGCAGGAGCGAGAATAGGGACAACATCTAAACCTTTTGCTTTCAAAGGAAGAGAAACGGTTGCACGAGCAACATCACCAATTTGTGCACGGGTCAAAGCCCAACCTTTACCAATAACATCGGCAACAGGTTCAGTCCACTGCACAGGTTTACCAGCCAAACGCAAACCAGTATTAATACCCTCAGCCAAACGAATCTCTCTAGGAATAGCCCACATACCGATACGACTAATCTCATTGGCTTTACCAGCCAACGCAGGATACTTCGCCAACATTTCTGTTGTCATAAACTTCGCTGACAACGCCGTGCGTCCAGCCTGACCAACATATTGAACCTGACCAATACCCGTAACATAATTTAATGGTTTAGTGATTTCTTCAGCAATAAGGTTTTGAACAGTGCCAATAAACTTATTGCCCTCAACATTACGCTTAGCAATAGCAGTTTTCTTTATATCAAAATCAGGGTCTTTTGCTTGATTAACTAAATCAATAACACTGAATTGAACTTTGTCTCCGCCAATATCGGGTCGTTTTAATAACTGTTCTTTTTTGTTGCCCATTGAAATCAAAGTAGCAGCAGCACCAGTAATAGGACCACCCAAAGGGTTTATCATTCCAGCAGTTTGCACCAAAGCCCTACCAACAGGACCTTTTTGGCTAAGTTGCAAATCAGACAACTCTTTAGTAACCGATTGACCAAGACGATTAAGAGGATTAATAATCCCACTAACTAAACCAGCCCAAGCCTTGCCTTGGGATTCTATAGAAATGTCTCCACCAGTTTTATAAGCAGATTTAAACGGAGACAAAATCTTAGAATACGCTACATCTTGCAATCTTTTAAACAATTGCGGCGTTGGACCACCCAACGCCACTTGTTGCCTTTGCCCAGCCTCAATGCGTTCAGCATCAGCAATTAACTCTTGTTTCTGTTTAGGGGTTAAAGCAAGATTGGTTGTTATTCGGCGTTTAGCGGTTTCAACACCTGCAGCCAATTTGCGTTGTTCTTCGCCAGTTGTACTAGCGTTTTTGCCAGTACCAAAAACAGCCGTACCTGATGGGGTCGTTAATGGTTTTCCAGTAATATTAGTAAGAGTTGCCCTAGTGTTTTTTGAAGGTACAGTCGTTGTCGGCGGTACTGGTTTTTTGCTTATATCTGTAAGCGTTGCCCTTTTAGACTTACCAATTTTAGGTTCGTCTTTATCCAATTCCCTAATGTATGCAGTTACTGGATTCGGTGTAATTGCCATCAATTATGCCTAGTTTGTTCCCATTATGGGATTATGAACTTAAAAACCTGCTCGTCTTGCTGCTGCAAGTTCTGCGAGCGCTCTACGGCGGCGTTCCTCTTCTGCAGCCACATCAACTGGCGCAGGTAGCGGTGCTGGTGTCACATATGTTGCACCACGCCCATTACCTTGTTCTGGTGGTGGACCAGCAACATATTGAGGCGGTAGCACAGGTGCCGCAGGTGGCAACACAGGTACATTAGGTGGCAACACAGGTGGCACAGGTGGCTGTTCAGTAACAGGCGGTTGTGCTGTAACTGGTGGTTGTGCCGTCACAGGCGGCTGTGTTGCCGCAGGAGTTTCCCCATACGCTGCTGCTTCAGCCCGAGCCTGAGCAGCACGAACATCAGCCTCTTGTTGTGCCTGTAATCGTTGCATAGCCAACTGATTAGCCAAATCTGAATACTTAGCGTTGATTTGGTTTTGGTATGCTGTTTGACCAGTAGCCAACTCTTGACGACCAGCAGCCGCAGCACCCACACCAGCGTTACGCAAAGCGTTCATATAGTTTTGTGAACCAGTATTTAACTGACTAGCAGTATTGCGTGACAGTTGTGCAAACTGTGCAGCCAACGCTGCATCCATAGCCGACTGACCAGTAACACCAGCCGTGTCAGCACCCTCAGCACCCAAAGCACCCATCAAAGGATTCACAGGTTGAGTCGTGGACAAATCCACCAACGGCACATCAGAATACGCTTGTGGTGTAACCAACGAGGACAAGAACTGGTTTTCGGCACCAGTAATCTGACCTTGACCAGCCTGAACTGCTTTTAGCAACACATCTAAATCGCCTTGTTGTCGTTTAGGCAAGTTCTCTAACTGACCACCATAAAGCGCATCAGTTTGAGAACCTTGACCAGCATAAATATCTGCAACCTTATTGTAGGCAGCAAATTTGCGTTGCCGTTCAGCAACGGCATCTGCTTTTTCTTGCGCTGACGCTGCACGGTCATCCAACACTTCTTGTGCTTCACGGTCAGCCTTATCTTTTTCGGCTTGAATTTTTAAAACAGCAAGTTTGTTAGCCAATTTTTGTGCTTCAGTTAAAGCCTTGCTTCCGCCGCCACCACCGCCGAGGGCTTTGTCTTTTTGTTTTTTTAACCACGCATTATACAATTTCATTTGTTCAGAAATGTATGGTCCTTCTTGACGGTCAGCAAGGTCAGGTTTTTCTACAGCCAACAAATCTAACTGAGCCTGCAAGGCATCAGCCCCACCAGTTCTACCTTCTCTTTTGCCTTTATATTTTTTGTCTTTATCTTTAGCCACAATAATCTCCTATATGTTCCTAGTAGGAGGCATACTGCTGCAAACTAGCAGCCGTAGCCATAATCTGTTGAGCCTTCTGCAAACGCAACTGAGCAATATAATCCTCAAGTTCTGACTGCGAATCAGCCTCCTGCATCGCAACATTATTTAAATCATCCTGAATGTTCTGTGTTTCGGCACCCAAATCCCGTTGAAATTTCTCCGCATACCGACTAAGACCCGAACGGCGAATACCCGACTGAACACTTGGACCACCTAAACCACGCTGACCAAAACTAGAAGCCAACGGCTGATAACCCTCAGAATAAACACGGCTAATATCCTCAAGACGGCGTTTACCACGCTTCTGTCCCTGAAACGCTGCAGCCTGATTAGCGAGACTGGAACGCTGACGGCGGCGCAAAGCGCCCGCCTCAGCCACCCCATAATCACCATAATAGTTTGTCATACTCATAATGAATTAACCCTGTTTCAATCTTTTTAACTCGTCATTCATTTCGTTTACCTGCTTAGTGATATCAGTAAAAATTTGTCGCAACACATCCGCATCAACACTAGTAAGAATGTTAATCAGAGGCAGATTCAAATTTTCAGCCATTATCCAAACACCTGCGAACCCAACACCAACTGGTCACTATCACCAAGAACACCACCAGTACCAGTAGCGGCTGCCGTTAAACGACCCTGCGAATCAACCGTAATGTTCGCTGTTGTATAAGACCCAGCAACAACACCAGTCGTGGACAACGAACCGCTGGTGATGGCACCAGCATCAATGTTCGTACCTGCCGCCAATGCTTCGCAAAAAGTTTTAATAGCAGAAAAGTTGCCATTAACTTCTGCTGCAACCGCAGTAGTGCCATTAACAAAACTGTAAGGAATAGTAAGTGTAGCCATTAACCTTTAACCCTTCGTGATTGAAATTTGTAACCAATACTGTTGATACCCCATTTTTTACCTAACTCGCCAGAAAACTGTAACTGAACACATCTAGCAAGACCCAAATTGGAACCAGTAACAACAACAGCGCTGGCTGCACCAGCACCCCACAAACCAGTACCCCACACACCACTACCCCAAGCCATCGCAGTAGCGTCAGGTGTCAAAGCCAAATTAAAAGTTCTACGCTGGTTACCTTCAGCCTCATCAAAATTGTGGTAAACATCAACAGTAATAGTCGTAGCCGCATCAGGTTCCTTGAGAACAAAATCGGGACGGCGAAACATCTTCTTCTGAATATATGACCCAGCATCAAACCATTTAGTCCGATAATAAGTAGTAAAACTAGAAGCAGTCCCATCCAAATTGTCTTGTTGCTCCTCAAAGTTGTCTACCGAAACAACCCGACCAATGTTCGCATGACACAACAAACCAAACGCTTTACCGCTAGAGTTCTCCCAATTTATCCCACCAACAAGCCCAAACGAATCAGATGACTGAAACATCGTATAAGTACCAGCCTCACTAATAGACGGGTCATAAACAAAATTGACTGTCGCCTTCGTGGCGGCAGAACCAGTCACAGAATACGGCACAGCAAACCACACACGATTATTAACCCAAGAAACATCAACAGGTTTAGTAGTCACATCCAAATAATTTAAATCCATAATCGGCTGCAACTGATTAAAAATGTTTTTAATACCAGAACCATTATAGTAATGAAACCCCTCAGGGTAAGAAAAAAAATATAAACCAACATCAGACTGTGCAGCATTCCGAGGAGTACTAATACCCAAATGGTTAGACAACTCAACAATAGTAAAACTGCTAGAATCGTAACCAAACAACACAAAAATTGCTCTAGGTTTAAAAATAACTAACTGACCTGAAACAACAGCCAAACCAGTAATACCATTACCGCCACCCTCAACATCCAAATAGTCGTCAGTCATCCAATCCTCAGGCAAAGAATCGTGCGACCAACGCACACGATTCGGATACGAAACACTGTTCTCAATCGTATTAGCAGCAAACATTTTGTTAGCGTGGACAGCCAACAACTTCGCACACGGCATAAACCCGCCAGTAGGCGTAATATACGGTTGAAAAGTAGGACCACTAGCAGTCAAAGCAGTAGCATAAGTATTAGCAGTCTGCCACTTGTAGCCACCGTTGCCGCTAGTGCCAGTAGAAATATATAAAGTTTTACCCCACTGAGCAAACCCTGCACCCCAACTAGAACCAACAGCAATATCGTTACCAGATGAAAACTGCAAAGTAGAAAAATTGCTACCAGTAGAACGATAAACCTTAGTGCTGTTGGACAACATTATTTGTGGCGCATCACCATCAAACCGAAACAACCTATGAGGATTCCAACTAGGAATAACACTGCTATTAATCGCTGTATAACCGCCACGAGAAAACACCCCACCTCTAGGGTCCACATCAACATTCAACATCTTAGGAGACTCATTCTCAGCCAACTGAAACTGGTCAGCACGCAAATTTAGCCCACCAGTAAAATCCTGTTGCTCATAAATACCGACAGTCATTATGGACCTAAAGTTCTTCCAAGTTGCTGCATCCAACCCTTAAAGGTTGGTCTGCCACGAGTTTGTCCATGCGACAATATTAAATGAGCATGACTGGTTGGTTTAATTTCGGCGTTTCGTGCCAACGAAACACCCTCATCAAAAGCACGCTTATACTCAGCCGACATACCAGTATCCTCAAGACGCTGATAAATACGGCTGCACGCATAATACACCAACGGCAAATGCAAATTCTTAGACGCATCAACATTACCGCCAGCAGTAACCCAATCCGTAGGCTCACGATAACCACGACAAGTTAAAGTCCGAACATTGTTCGGTTTCGGATACAAATGAATTTGAGAATCCCAAACAGAATAAAACAAAGGATTACCCGAAATATCGTAAGTACCCACATAGGTTTCCTCAGCCATATCATGACCGACCATATCCAAACGGGTGCCAATAGCGGTGTTGTCCACAATGGAAATAACTTCACGAATAGGGTCAGCCGTAAAATTGGCAACCGTATAAGCACGCTGATTTATTACCGTGTTAAAAGTAAAAGTTTCCTCCAAAAACTTCCAACGCTTCTCAAGGTCCAATATGCGATAATATCCGTCACGAATATACATATTCAACAAACTGTCTGGCAAATCCGCAGTATCCAAATCCGTGATATCACGGACAAACCCACGAAGCGTGGCAGCGGTCTGGGCTACATACGCCATTATGAAACCTTCTTAGTTTTCCCAACCTTACGGTTATGTCCCGCACAAAACTCTGAATCCTTAATAGCAAACCCCTCACAGGTGTCCTCGTTAGCGGCACATTTACCTTCACGACCCAAATAAGGTCCACTAGCAGGCGCTTGCCGAGCGCCATCGGTGTGGGCTAAACGGTATCCAGTAACTTTAGTCCCATAATAAGATTGGAACGGAACTGCTTGAGATTGGGCGTTTGTAGTCATCACAAATGCCGTATCTGTTCCCAAATATAGGTTTTATTCCCCGAACAACGCTTTAAAACTATTAACCAACGCCAACCAATCCTTAGGCTTACCCAACATCTTTTTAGCAGGACTAAACGGCAACACCATTGATGCCAAAGTAGCAACATCACCCGCAACCCTTTTTGGGGACCGTGAAGGTCCCGCAAGACGCATAAGTTCCTCGGCACCCAAAAATTTTCCTACATTCGTTTTAGAACCCGCTTTAGCGTAAGCCCCAGATTTAGCCAACAAACCAGCCGTCAAACCACTAGGAATAGGATTACGAAACCCCTGATTTGGTGACATCTGCAAATTTAAAGGCAACTCACCAGCCTCATCAAACAAACCGCTGGCTTCTTTGCCAACAAGATATTTGTTGGCATACTCCTGCAACGCAGACAAACCTTTAGATTTTTTATCATCCTTAGACCGTTTAGGCTGCTTAGCCATAATGGATTATTTCTTTTTGTTGTTTTTGTTGCGCATCTCAGCACGCTTTTGCTGACGCTTCACAATGTTCTCAGGCGAGTTCTTGCCGCCCTTAGCCTTGTATGCTTCTTTGCGTTCAGCACGCCGAGCAGCCTCAGCAATCTGCTGACCTTCAGTTTTTTTGGATTGTTTACCAGCAACCTTGGGCAAATTCTTTTTTAAACCCCGAGAAGCACCCTCAGCGTCACGAATCTGTTTCTTTGTTACAGGTTTGCCTTGCATTTCACGGCGACCAAACAACGAAGAATCACGATTAGATATACGGTCATTTACCTCATCGGCTTTAAGTCTTTTATCCCATTCACGAAACATTTGACCTTTGCCGCTTTGACGGGTTTCAGCAGACAACGAAGGACCACGCTTTGCTGCACGGTCAGCGGCACTTGGGCGACCCTTTTTAAACTCTGCATACCTTTTTGCTTCAGCAGCAGAATCAGCCTTCTTGACTGCTTGACCAACTTTTTTGTTTTTCTTTCCTAAAGAACGCATAGCGTTCCGAACAATATCGTCCAACGGGATTTTAATACTAGGCTTCTTCTTACTTGCCATAATAGTTCTTAGCCATCTTCTCTGTCTTAGCCATAGCACGGCGCTTCGTCATGCTACGAGCAACCTGTTGTTCAACCTTAGGGGACATAGCCTTCTTTGAAGCCGCTTTAGCAAGCGGTCCCACAATGTCATCTATAATGCCTTTTGGACGGGCAATGCCATCAAACGCTTTACGAGGTTTACCAGACACGATTATGGTTTTCTTTTTGGCTTCTTTGGCATTGGTTTTGGCATCATACGAACACCACGCTTCGGTGGCATTGATGCTAATTCTTTTGGCATACGCTGCCTAGGGGCAACACGCTTCGGTTCACGCTCAGTTGGGCGAGTATCAACACCAGCCTTAGGACCTTTGCGTACTGCATACGCATACGCTTTTTTGCCTGCTCTTGGTTTATCAAACGGATTTGGAATCTTAGGCATTAGTAACCCTTCTTAACAGACTTACCTTTTGACTTGCTGCCCTTACCCTTAGGGTAGTTGGATGTTTTGGTGCCAGCCTTCGGCTTGGCATCAGCATGCGAGGACAAAATACGGTACTTAACTGGCATAATCAACTCCTAAAAATGAATGTGTTGGGTGGGGGCTTTTATCCCCCACCCAAACCATTATGGATTATTTAACTGCGCCGCCAGAACCTTTGCGGTACAACTGTGCTGTTGATGCTGAAGTTACAACAGCAAGGAATGTTGCTGAAGTACCATCAAATACTGTCATCAACCCACCACCAGTGATTGTCCAACCAGTAGCGGTTGTAACAACAATCTCAAAAGAACTTGCAAGGTTCACGATTGTGAACTCAAACGAAGTTCCAACTGCTTCATCTGTCAAAGCAGCGAGCACAAGTGCGGCTGTTGGCAAGGTGAAGGTTGTGTCTTGTGTTGGTGTCGCAACAAACAACTTACTAGTAAGTAGTTGTGCTGCTGTTGGTGTTGCCGCATCGGTAATGGCTACTGCTGTAACCTTCTCGTCTGCTGCAATATAGTTTTCAAGACGCTTGCGTGTTACCGCACCGTCTGTGTCGTTACCTTTTAATGGCATTGTATTTTCTCCTAGTTTTGTTGTTGTTAATTAAGCGGTCTTAGCGGTAAGTTTGCCTTGCTTCTTACGGTTACGGACCGTGAGGTTACCGTAGCACATAATCAAAGCGTAGCGTGCATCCAAATCTTCTGGACGAACAAACTCTGTCTGTTGGAACCACTTAGCCGAGTGACCGACAAGTGTGAGGTACTTGGTGTTCAAGAAGTACATTACGCCTGCTGTGCAAGACACATCGTACATTACAGGACTAGCCTTGAACAACAGGTTCTGGAAACCAGCATCTGCAGTCTTGGTGTCTGTGTAACGAAGGTTCGGTTGCAACAAAGCCTCATACTTTTCGTACAATGTTTGTGTTGCCAAAACCACATCTGGGTGGTCGTTGCCAACAGAAATTGTGTTGTAAGCAGTGTTCATTTGAGCAAGAGTCAAAGCAGTTGCTGTGTTCTCCTCATATGACTGCCAGTAACTGTATGTTGATGAGTTGATGTTACCAACAGTGTTACCTGACTCAACAAGGTTACCCAAGCCGTTCCAGTCTTTTGAACTGTTGCCAGTTCCGTCACCGTAGAACATTGTGTTGAAACCTTCACGCATTGATTCCTCAGCCTGCATGATTTTGGCTTCCAACAAGTTGATGATTTCTTGCTCACCGTTGTTCTTGGCTTCTTCAATACCGCTGATTGAGATTGAGCCAGCATATTGCTTCCAATCATATTCAGCAGCCGAGATACCAGTTTGTGGTGTCAATGAAATCGTGTCATAACCCGAGTATGAACCGATTGTGTCGTTCGTTGCATAAACAAGTGGTTCAACAATTTTTGTACCACCATTAAGCATACGGATGCGACCCTTTTCGTTCAACATGTAAGTCAGCGGGCGAGCCGTGAAAATGTTGTCCGTAAGTTGGTCACGATAATTTGCGAGCGTTGTAGTGAGCAGCGCATCAAAGTTGCTATTTGCCATTTTAATTTCTCCTAAAGTTGTTTGTAATGAAAATTATAGTTCTGCACCAAGTTGCCGTTTAGCAGCAGCCCAAGCATCACGAATATTGGTAATAGCCTCAACAGACTCAGTAGTTGTACTAGCAGGATTAGACCCACCAGCAACAACAGCAGCCTGACGCTTAGCATCAACAACCGATTTCTCGGTTTGTTGCTTCTTTGCTTCAGCCTGTTTTTGAATGTTTTGTTGTGCCATAATTTTGTCAAACATAAGTTGCTTATATGTTCCCTCTAAATCGGTTGTGCCAAGCCGCAAAGCGGTTTGAACAACAGTCGGAACATCAAAATCGCTGTAACGCTGCTGCAATTTTTGAACTTCTTTCTCAACCTCCAACTGGGATTGATACTCTTCAAAAGATGCAACCCGCTTGTCCAGTTCACGCATTTTCTGTTCCTGCGGGTCAAGTGACTGAAAATCATCAACCTCATCAGCAACAGCGGCAGCCTGCGAACGACTAATGTTATAATGCCTAGCAAGTAGGTCAATAGTCGCTTCAGGGTCACGCTCTAAAGCCGCTTGAATAGTGGCAGCATACTGCATTTGACTGCGTTGCTCTGCCAACTCCTGCGTCTTACGAGTGTAATCAGCCTGTCGTTGATAACCAGCAAGCGCTTCCGACAACGGAACTTGTAGTTCCTCACCATCTAATTTGACTCTAACTACATGATTAGAGTAGTTATCTGTCTCCAAATACGGTGCATCAGAAACTTGCGTTTCCATTCCAACATCTTCGGTTGTCCCAAAATTGGGGTCCATGTTTTCCTGTGTTGCGATTTCATCGCTCATTATATTTCTCCAAGAGTCCGTAAAAAATGGTTGCTCTCATCAATAGAATAGGCTGTTCCCTAGAGGGCTGGAGGTTGCCCCATTGTCTCTGCACCAAGTTCAGGTTGAGGAGGTAACGGCATTCCTTGAGGAACACCAGCGCCCTCAGGTGCGCCCATAGGCGCACCCGCAGCCTGTTGTGGGGCAGCCATAAACTGTTCAGGTGATTTCACACCAAAACCAAACTGCAACACATGAGCAGCAAGTTTACGCATATCAATAACACCCATACTAGAAAACGGTGCCATAGCATCAACCATCTGCAACGCCATCTGACGGCGGAATGACTCGTTTTGCGGCTGAGTAGAACCAGCCTCAACCTCAAAATCAAAATCACCCTCAAGATACTCACGGTCATAAGTAACCCAAACCTGCTCACCGTTCTTAGCAGTAATACGAGCAACCTGTTCGCCAGTCATAAACTGTTGTGTCAAAGCCACAAGCCGTCTAGCAACCTGCGCCACAGACTGTTCAACCGTAGCCAACTTGTCAGCCGTTCTGGCGTTAGCCGCATCTTGCAGCAAGGACGACTCGGTAGCAGTACGGCGAATTTCGGTGCTTGCACCACGCATAAACTCTGACACACCAGAAATACGGTCAATGTCACTAATAATCATATTGGACTGATTATAAAACTCTGGTGGCGTAATGGTCGCTGGCAAAGCCATCATCACATTTGGCAACGGCTCATCTGTAATAACAGGAACCATCACATTATCTTCCTCGGACTCTAAGGCTGTGCGACCCAACTGGTCAAACGCCGACTCCTTGTATAGATATTTGCGTGCAAACCGTTTACGATGATTCATCATCTGAGTACGGGTTTCGTTCAACTCTTTTTGTAGCGGTTCAATAGCCTCAAGTTCACCAATTGGATAAAAAGTATCTGGCACATCATAATTGCGTAACATAACAAACGGATGACCAAACGAATAAGGCATCTTTATCGGTTTAACCAAAAACTGTTCACCGTCCTCAGCGAACACACACATAGTTTTGTTGGCAATATCGTAATACTCCCAAACTTCCGCATAACCAGCATTCTTATCGTGTACCTTACGGCGGCTAGGGTCATCCGAATAACGGCTAACAGCCATAATGCTCACAGCCTCACGGGCTGTCTTGTTATAGCGTTTATCTGACTTAACATCACTCAAAGGACGGCGAATGCGTTGAGCAATCCAACGCATATCACCCATACTTGTTGCATCAGAATCAACAAACACATCCATTGGAGACACCCGTTCAGCGAACGGTGAATCTTCTAAAATAACAGAATTAGTAGTAGATTCTCCACCTTCAATTGGGTCAGAAACATCGCCATCTTCACCAATCATTTCCTCTTCAACAAAACGGTAACCAACCTTAACCCAACCATGACCGTACATAATGAAATCTTTAACAGCACGGCGGAACTCCGTTTTAATATCACGATGCCTCCACCAATAGTTCACAACCGCTTCAGCAATAATCGCATTAGGGGAATTTTCAGGTTTAACCGCATTAACAACAATCTTCGGATAATTAATAGCAATACTAGGCGCAATAACATTGACAGTAGAAAACACAATGTTAATCAACAAACGGTCCTCGTCACTATAATGCTCATAATGACGACCCTTATATAGGTCAGTTAAACGCTTCCAAGTAGCGTCATAACCATCGTTTTTACGCCAACGCTTAGAGAACTCTAGTTTCTGTTTATATTGCTTAAGGTACTCTGATGTTGGTTTCCGTGCCATTATTTGTCCTTACCTTTGTGCCAGCCAATATGTTCATCTAACTTACTACCAACCTTGTCCACTTTGCTAGCAACCTGCTTTAACAACTGTCTTGCTTCTGAGTGCTGCTCAGTGTTTTCTTTACGCATCATACTTACCAAAACCACAACTGGACCCGTAATCAAAGCGACCACAATAGGAACAATTACGGCTTCCACATTACATCCAGTTAGTTACAGGTTCAGCGTTGATGCCGTGAATAGCGGCATCCTCAACTTGTTTCCGTTGCCGTTCACGAACCGTAGGACCATGAAAATCCTCTTTACCGTAAGTGAACCCCAAACGGACACTACGGACATGGCAACTAAAGCAAACAGCCCCCCGTCTAGGCATTTCGTCAGCAATAAAGTTTTTTTGACACGATTCGCATTGAATATCCATACAAACATACTAGTTCTGTTCCCAAAACTAGCGTAAAGCACCATCCCGAACATTATGAGCACCAATAGGCACCTTGTTAGACGACTGATTACTCATCAAATGCTTTTCCCACCACAACAAACTGTTTTTAGGAACCACAGAATTACCCCGATACTCAGGCAACCACACATACTTCAACATCTGATTAGCGATAGCCAAACTAATAGTACGGTCATCATAAGGACTACCAGCCATCTTGCCGTTCGCCTTGCGAACAAAAGTTTTTAACTCAGCAATAGTTTTACCACAATACACCTCTAGTGAACTGGTACGCAAAGCACCAGCCAACTCGTCAATAGCCAACGGTTTACTAGAAACAGTAGTACGCCAACCCAAAGTATCCGTAGCCTGAGGCGTAACCTTAGATAAACGGCGTTGCTTATAAAGATTACGGTAACCCAAATTTTGTGCAGCCTTAAGGGTAGTCAAACCATGATTATTGGACTCAATACCCAACAACGCCGTGTTATACCACCAACCCATTTGAGCCAACATTTCACCAAAAATATCTGGCTCAACATGTCCATGCCAATGCGCAACAACATAACCATAAGTGGCGTTAATAATATGGGCAGAACTATAATCACCATGTTGCAAACCTTCCGCAACATCCGAACCAATCACATAAACAGCCTCAGGGTCAGGAAACTCCCAAACAGAAAAGTTGCCGTTTTCAGTAGGACGAAACTCAACAACATTATTAGAATACGCATGCAAAAACCCAACCTCAGCCTCAACGGTTTCAAAAGTATTCAACAAATCTATATCAAAAACAGGGTTACCTGACTTAATAAACGCTTCCTCAGGGAAGCGTGGATACTCTTGATGCAACTGCCAAGAAACCATATTCTTTTCCTTAACCGCATACCAATCATCGTCACGGTCACCAGCAGACCAAGGAAAAAAGATGCCAACAAACTGATTAGCCCCAGTTTGCGAACCAACCCACAAACTGTGAAAAAAGTTGCCTGAACCGTTAGCGGTGGACAAACAAATGACCCGACCACCAACATCCGCAATAGGTTCAATAGAAGCCCACGCTTCCTCAGGGTTAGGTAAGAAAGCCATCTCGTCCACAATAACCAAATACACCGACTCACCACGAGCAGGGTCATTACCTGACGGCAAAGACTCAACAGCAGACTCATTATCAAACACCATCTTCAACTGATGCTCAGTTACCTGCTTAGGACCTTTTTCTTTCATCCAATACGGCAAAAATTTGTAACCATACTTACTTTTAGACAACAACTTCATCGCTTCACGCTCGGTGCGTGACAACATAACTACAAAACGGTCAGACCAAAAAAATGTTAGCCAAAAGGCATAAGCAGCAGCCAAAGTAGAAAACCCAATCTGACGAGCCTTAAGAACTACTGAATACCTAGAGTCAAGCCAAGTACGAACAGAATCTATTTGCGCTTCACGCAACTTGAAAAGAATACGGGCACGCTCAGGATGTTTAATAAACCAATAGTTTTCACAAAAATAAACAAAAGCCGCCAACTGCTCATCAATGCTGGCATTCTCAGGACCACGACACAAACGCCACTCTTTTTCATTTAACAGTTCAGATAATTCCACTACTTACCCCAAGGCTGCCAACCATTATTGTTTCGTTCTTCAGAATACTCAAAAATAGCCAAAGCAGCACGCAAATTGATTACAGGATTAGATAACTGTGCACACGAATCCAAAACACCCTGAGACTGCAACCAGCCATTAGGAAAGTATTTACTAGGTAAACACCAAAACTGGTTAATTTGCATCAAACCCCTAGAACCACCATTCGGGTCAGATGAATTAAATACACTAGGCATACACCTAGATTCACGCCACATCACATAATCCAACTTAGATATATGCGACCTAGACCAACCCACCTCCAACGCATCACCAAGCCAATGCCCACACTTACCAACCAACTCCTTGGAGACAGCATGAACATTAGTTGCAGGCATGATTAAACAAATAGCAACAATAGACAAAAACCATTTACGCATAAACACCATCCTAACGGATTGTTATTTCGGTTGTTCTACAAACTCTTTCACCGCTACAGGGACATCATTCCCAGCAACATAACGAATATGCCAAGGCTCAGATTGAACCTCGTGACTGAAACCAAACTTGTCCTCGTTAGCCAATAGCCACTCCAATATCTTACCATTAGCATTAGCAACATCAACAGCCAAACCAAGCATGTGACGGCTACAAGTTTTAGCATCATCATTCGGTGCAGCCAAAGGCGCTAAACCTTTTTTAAGCCACCATTTCTGACCATTCCAAGTACGACTAGTAGAATTAGCAACAGGTTCTTTTCTGTAGCGTTGCAAAAACGCAGCCTTTTGCTGGTCAATGCTACGAAACTGGTCACCTAAACTAGTTGGCTTCAAAGTAATATTATCTTTAGCGGCAGCAGCAACCATCGCATCCCACGCATCCGCAGCACACAACTCCATTTTGCCGCCACTAACAGTTTTACGCAAAATATCTGGCGTAACCTGACTAGGTTTTTTCCCTGCTAAATGGCTACAGTATTTTACTGTAACAACAGGATACGGCACTATTTACCGAACGCCTTGCTGATTTCATCAGCCGACAACTCGCCATCAACACTGGCGGCAGCCAACTTTTGAACAACACCAAACAACGCTGTTAGCCCAGCCACACCAGCAGATTTAACAACATCCACACCCAAAATAGCGCCACCAGTCACAATTGGCAACGCACTAGCAATAAACAGCGAAACCAAACGCTGTACAAGGTCTAAACTTTTTGCAATCATATTATTCATTGTTATCCTTTTGACTAAAAGTGATTATGGAATGCACCATAATCGCCATACCAGTAAGAAACGCTGCCTGTCTAAAAGTAGGACCAGACAAAGTAATCAAAACCATGCCAGTTCCCGCCCATGTCCATGCATTATCCACAAGGTAATCCAATATTTTTTTCACTATCGTCTAACCCTAGGGGCAGGCAACATTGTCAATGTTGCCCCAATAGCCACCAAAGTACGCCGTTCGCTAACAGGAATGTTTGACCCAGTTGGCACATAACTTTCAAATTGTGAACCAAAAATGTCAATCACCGCCTCAAATGCTTTACGAACTTCCTTAGGTGCTGATTGGACAGCCTCCACAATTAACGCCGCCTGTTCCTCCGACAACTCAGCGGGGACAACCTCAGAAAACAACTCTTTAGCGTCAGATTCTGTAATAACCTGCAAAACAGCCACATTAGACACCAACTCTGCGGCTTGGTCGCTAGAAACATCACTATTTAACACAGTTTCTATAATCGCTGTCACCTGCTCTGGTGTTGCTTCATCAATAGATTCTATAATCGCAGAAAACTGTTCACTGCTAATGGGTTCATCTTCAACAATTTCTGTTTTAAGGAACAATACACTGGTTGTTGATGAACTCTCTACTTCTAATAGCGTTGTTTCTGATATATCTTCCTCTGGCTGTAGCGGCTGTGTTTGCTGTTCTTTTTCGTCAAGAAGAATCTCGTCAAGAATATCGGAAACGAATGTCTCAGGAATGGTTGTCTCAACAGTATCTTCAACAGGACCGTCAGGATAGGTTGTAGTTGTTTCAGGTTCGGTGGTGTCGGGTACGGTTATGGTTTCGGGTAGGGTCACGAATGTTTCTGGTTCGGTTGTATCAGGTACAGTTATTTCTTCGGGGTCGGTTATAAATGTTTCGGGTTCGGTTGTTTCAGTTACGACAACTATGGTTTCGGTTTCGTTTACGGTGGTTACGGGTTGAATCTCAATGGTGGGAATAGTGCTAGATGTTTGAGTTGATGTATAAGGCGGTTCAGTTGTTGTTGTCGTGGATGTGGTTGTTGATATCTGAACTGGCTCTGTGGTTATGGTCACTGCTGTGGAAGGGATTACTGTAATTGTCGTTACAGGGACACTGGTTGTCTCCGCAATAGTAGTACTTGTCGTTGTCGTAGTCGTGGATGTTGTACTTGGCTCCCATGATGTTGTAGTCTCCTGAACAGTAGTAGTAGTAATAGATACATTATTTGTAGTAAACACCTCATCAGGCACAATCATCCAACCTTGATTGTCTATGTTCCATGCGAGCATGATGCACGAGTTCCCGCCATGCTCATACATCCACACATTGAAAGCGTTGCTACCAGACTCTAGGATTAGTTCGCCTGACATCATCCATGAGCAACCTTGGTCGTTCCAGTTGCCGAATGTGTTGCCGTCAATCTCCATTTCGCCACCATCATCTGTGGCAAGCATAAACTCAATCGTGTCGTGTTCAGGTATGTCTATGAAGCCTGTCATGTGGACCATAAACAAATCATCGGTGCAATTCTCAAATAACTCATAGTCGTAGTTGCGGTTGATGTTGTTCTCAACCTCTGTTCCGCAAACTAAGTATTCGGTGTCCGACTGGACTGGCGGTATTTCGTCAATCGTGTAATAGGTGGTTTCTATCCCTAAGATTGGTTCAGCATTAACAGTTTGCGCTGTAAGCGCAAACAGGATTGCTGGTAGCGGTATGAGCCAGCGTGTTAATTTTACCATGCCCAAGAAACAAAAGAGTTTCTTATTCCTGCTGTCACTTGACGGACTTCATGGGGATACAAAAATAAAGACGGAAAAGCAACCACTCCACCTTTGGGGATTGGAATAATTGTGTTATCCCACATTACAAATTCGCCCCCTTCGTAATCGTCGTTCAATAAACCGACAAATGATAAAATCGGAATACCTCGTTCTCCTGTTTCGCTAAAAATAGTACCAATGTGGTCATTATGTTTTTTCATCTGCTGACCTATTTGATATTTGTTCAATCTTACAGAAGAATAATTTGTAAAAGCAAAATTTTTATTTAAGTCTAAATAATCTAGATATTCTTTCATAGCAAATTTAATAACCGAATTTAATGAATGAGCAATTTCTTTACTCGGCGCACAAACATCTGGGTCATCAACAAAAGATTCGTATTGGTTGCTCCCAGGGTAACTGTAACTGTGTTTTAACCACCCGTCTTTTGATGTTTCAATAATTTCATCGCAAGCAGAAGGTTCAATTAAATCACGAAACACTAAAACAAATTTAGAT